AATTCAAGGTCGGCAGCCTCAAGTCTAGCTCGGGCCAGCGCGTGACAAATCCGAAGCAGGCGGTCGCTATCGCCTTGTCAGAGGCTCGGCGGCAGCGTCGTCCTCGGCGTCCCAAGAGGATGAGATGAGCAAGAAGAAAGTTACAGCCCCGCTCTCTTATAGCCCCGGCGGCGGGCATCCGAAGGAGTATCTCGCCTATTTGAATTGGCGAGAGATGGAGACGTTGAAGCGCCTCCATGGAAGCGGCCCCGTAAAGGGACCTCGCGGAATCCCGTCTTTTATTGAAACTTCGGGCCAGACCTTTGCCGGTGATATGTCCGACAGTTACACGAGCACAAGCACTGGTAACTGGAACACAAGCACCGCTAACTACGGCACGGACACAAGCTCTTGGTCAAGTGACGGTGGCGGATCTTCATACACCGGAGGTTCTGATGTCGGCTCTGTTCAGTCGTCTTCGGATGTCGGCGGCATTCAGTCTTCCGTTTCGTCTCCGGCAGCCACGGCACCCACGGCTCCCGCTGGTGGGCAGAACCCCGTAGATGCTGCGGTACAGCAGGAGGCAGCCTACAAGGATGCGGTAGTAGCAAGCCGTCAGCAGGCACTTAGTCAGGATATTGCCAACGGCGGCATATCGGCGATCAACGTCGGACCAATGAATGTGCCGGTGAAGATTGGCGGTGGGCAAATCGGTGGAACAATCTCTGATATCGCCCAGCAGACATACACGCCCCCGTCCGCAGCGCTTGGAGCAGTAACTCGGGGTCCGGGTTCTGTAAGCGGGATGATACCGGGGAATAGAGATCCTCGCGCTCAAGTACAGTCCCTTTACGGTGTCACCAACGCCCTGAACGATACGCTCGGCACAAGTTATTCTCCGAACGATGTGTCGGAAATGGCTAGGGCAATTGCCGGTGAGGCTGCCGGTGAGAGCGAGTTTGGTAGGGCTGCTGTTGCCAACACCATGCTAAACAGAATATCTCTCGCTCAGGTTGACCCAAAGAAGTACGGGTATATGGGCGGCACAAGCCCCACGAAGTTGCTCGGTCAGTACGACGCCACTGGATTGAGGGAAGGAACGTCCCCGAACAAAACATACTTGGCTGCAAAACCCGGAACGGAAAACTATAGGGCCGGGCTTGAGGCGCTGAATGAGGCTATGAATCAAGACAGCCAGTTCTCAAAGCTTGCCTCGCCTACGGTTCGCGCCGCAACCCATTACTATAACCCAGATACAGCCAATCCGCGTTGGGGTGCTAGGTCCGGAAGAAGTTTTGAGACGGTTGATCGTCACGTATTCGGAAACGCCGAGCCGACCGAGTCCGCCGTGCTTGCGGCAAGGTCAATGACACCATCTTCCTTTGGGACATCTAGGTTCGCAGACGCCAGCCCCTCCTCAACTGTATCTCCTGCTGCGGCAGAGAGCGAGATTGCCGCCGTCGAGGATGTTTACAGGAATGGCATTTACCCCTCTGGCTCAATCGTGGGACCGGGACAGTTTGGTTATCCCACAAAGCCGGATGGCACTCCCGTAACCGCTGAAGATCTTGCGGCAATGCCGGAAGATGTCCAAAGGGAGTACATGGACAAGATGCGGTTCGCCCGCATGACCGATGAGAAGTATCCGCTCACCACGGATCAGAAGGTCAAGGTTGCTGCCGTCACTGGCATTACCGCTCCGGTAACTGGCAATATCTTAACAAAGGCTGCGACCACCACGATTGGCGGTATATCCGGTTTGTTGGGTAAGATACCCGGACAGTTTGGCGATGCCTTCTCCGAAGTTCAGCGCGGCATGAGAACCCTAGCGAAGCCCGGTCAGGCTGTTGCCGCCTATGAGCGCCTTGATCCGCTCAAGCAGCAGCAGCTTGCCACGGGTTATGGGGTTCCCTCTGAAACTCCGAGCGGAACATCTGGAAACGCTGGTGTCGCGGGCATCCCAACGCAGGAACTTGGCGGCAAGAACTACCAGTACCAGACGGCATACTACCAGCCGTATCAGGTATCCCAGACGGAGCCTGTTGAGCGCCGCCGCCGCAGGCTTTCACAGTATGAGCGCTGGGATCGGGGCATCGGAATTCCATCTCCGGGCGACCCGAACTATAATGAATATCAGGAATATCTCGCGGCGGGCGAGTCCGACAGGTACGCATAATGGCAAAGAAAGACGCAATCGGGAACAACGTCCCGCTCTTCACCAAGAAGAGCCGGGGCCGGAACAAGCCGGTTCACAGGCGGGGTTCCAAAAAGCTAGGCCCGAAAGACCCCAACAAGGGCGACAGAGGCAAGCACTAAGATAGCGGGGAACGTGAGCATTTGGGCAGGCGGCTCCTGTAATCGGCGGTATGCCTCTTGGAGCGGGGCTCACACTTAGGATAGAAAATGGCTACGAGCGGAACGACAACTTGGAACCCCGACATTGGGGAATTGGTCGAGGAAGCCTACGAGAGGGCTGGCCTTGAACTGCGTTCGGGGTATGACCTGAAGACTGCTCGGCGCAGCATGAACTTCCTCCTAGCGGAGTGGGCCAACAAGGGCCTGAACCTCTGGACTGTTCGTTCCGGCACCATTACTCTTGTGGCCGGTCAGAAGACCTACACGTCTGCCGACGGGCTCCCGGCTGACGCCATTGACTACATTGAGCATGTGTGCCGGACGAGCAGCGCCGGAATCAACACCGATATTTCCCTGAACAGGATCTCGGTGTCCACATACGCGAACATCCCGACCAAGGACCAGACGGGGCGTCCCTACCAGATCTATGTAAACAGGGCGACAAACTCGCCACAGATTACGCTCTGGCCGGTTCCGGACTCCAGCACCGTTTACACGCTCGCGTACTGGTATCTGAAGCGTATGGACGACGCGACGAACCCCGTCAGCCAGACGATTGAGATCCCGTTCCGGTTCTACAATGCTCTCGTTGCCGGGCTGGCATATCACATTGCCTTGAAAAAGCCGGAAGCCTCCGATAGGGTTTCCATGCTGAAGGATCTCTACGACGAGGCGTTCCAACTTGCCGCCGACGAGGACCGGGATCGCTCCAGCGACAGGTTCATCCCGTTTGTTGGATATGATTTCTGATGTCGTTCTACGCCTACATCCACTGTAAACCCGACGGAACGCCCTTCTATGTTGGCAAGGGCGACGAAACGCGGGTGTCGTTCAAGAAGCGTTACCACAACCGCCATCACATGAACATCCTGAACAAGTACGGCGAGGACAAGATCCTCGTTGGCAAGATGGAGTGTTCGACGGAGGATATCGCCTTTGACCTTGAGCGGGGCCTGATAAAAAGGCTTCGTAAAATGGGCGTTGGCATTGTAAACTTAACTGAAGGGGGAGATGGAGCTTCTGGTGCCGTCAGGTCCCCGGAAACAAGGTCCAAGATGAGCGCCGCCCAGACCGGCAACCAAAAGGCCCTTGGAAAAAAGAAGTCAGACGAAGCAAGGGCCAAAATAGCTGCTGCCAAAATTGGCAACCAGTGGAACGTTGGCCGTAAATACTCTCTTGAGACAAAGGTCAAGAAGTCCAGATCCCTTGGTGGCACTTCTGTTGAATGCACAAAGGGCGAAGTTGTTTTGATTTTCCCAACCATTGCGGAAGCTTGCAGGGCGCTCGGCCTCGACAACGGAAACGTGATCAATTACCTGAAAAGAAAGCCAGTCAGAAAATCCCGTGGCGTTAAGGGCTGGCACATTCGGAGGATCGCCGAATGAGCGTTCCATACGCCAAGGGAAGACTGGCATTTGCGTTTTGTGATACTTGCGGACAGAGGTATGACCTCCACGAGCTAAAGCCTCAAGTCGTCGCCGGTCGCGTCACGAACATCAAGAACTGCCCCTATTGCCTCGACAAGGATCAGCCTCAGTATTTCGTCGGGCGTGTGCCGATCAACGATCCGCAAGCCCTCTACAATCCCCGGCCTGACACTGCACAGGTTGTCAGCCGCGAACTCTGGGGCTGGAACCCCGTAGGAAACCCCGCTGTTTACGGCACCGGACAGGTTGGCGTGATCGGCATTTATCTCAACGGGGTGCCGAGCCCCATAACTTACTCTGGAGAACTATAATGAAGAAGATGAAGCATGGCGGCAAGGCCCGTAAGTCTCACAAGCGTATGCAGGACGGCGGAATTGCCAGCTACGGTAGCGCGTCAAATCTGAAGCCGGGTATGCAGGCTCTTGCCTCAAGCGATGCCTATATGCGCAGGCCGGGGCGTGGCAATGAGGGAATGTATCGTCCAATTGGTCGCCCGGGCCGTGGCGGCGCAACAGGCTATCAGGCTGGCGGTGGAATGACATCTGACGCTGACTCCGCTCCTATGAATCGTGGCGGCGCTATGGGTCGCCCGGGCCGTGGCGGTTCGTTCTCCGACATTCAGGGCATCATCGGTGGGGCTATGGGCCTCCCTATCCGTGGCGGTGCCATGACTTCTGACGTTAATTCTGTTCCCATGAATCGTGGTGGCGCTATGGGCCGTCCGGGTCGTGGAAACGAGGGAATGTATCGTCCCATTGGCCGTCCCGGTCGGGGTGGTGCCATGGGCATTCAGACTGGTGGCGGCATGACATCCGACGCCAACTCCACGCCGATGGGCCGTGGTGGCTCTATTGGTGGTGCCACAGGCTATCAGGCTGGTGGCGGAATGACATCCGATGCCGACTCAGTTCCGATGGGTCGCGGCTTCCGCAAGGGCGGTGCCGTGAAGGCCAAGAAGAATATGCGTGGTGGTGGTCTCGCCCGTAAGGGTGTCGGCATGGCCCTCGCCAAGGGTGGCCTTGCGAAGCGTGCCGGTGGTTGCGCGAAGCGCGGCGTTGGTCGCGGAAAGATGGTGTAAGCATGGCCAAGGACAAACTCACCAAGCGAGAGGCGGCAACAGGCGCGGCAGACATGATCTATGCCCTCGGTCAGGGCTTGGGCATGGGAACCCGTGGTCCCGGTAGGCTTGTTGATCTTCTCGGCGGCACAGGTCTTGCTGTAGCCGGTACAAATAGGGAAGGCGTGACGGGCGTTCTGATTGGCGATAAGTTTGTCCCGACAAGCGAGAACTATTACAAGGCACCCGGAGGAGGGGGCGGTGGCGGTGGCGGCGGTGGTGGCGGAAACAACCTGAACAACCGCCCCGATGAAGATGAAGAAGGTCTCAACAAGCCTCCCATTAAAAACAAGCCTCGTGTCCCCCGTGGCGCAAGCTGGGAGCAGATTGTTGGTGCTTACTTCCCTCGCACACGGGAACCCCGCAAGGACAATCAGAACAAGACAATGAAGGAAGGCGGTCTCGTCCGTGGTGCCGGTAAGGCAGAGCGTGGTCGCGGTCGCGGAAAGATGGTCTAATGAAGTACACCTACAAGAAGATGGCCTCCGGTGGCAAGGTCGGAAAAGGCTACACCACCAAGGAGCGCAAGGGTCTCCGTCGCCTCATCGAAGAGATGGCAGATCCCTATGCTGGTGATGTGACGGGCGGTAGCTCTGTCACCATCATCAAGAAGAGCAAGAAGAAGATGGCTGCTGGTGGCATTGTGAATGCTCCTGCTCGCTCTCATCGTGACATGCGGGCTGGTGCCGGTAGCGGTGTCGGTCGCCTCCAGAAGACCAAAATTCAGCGGGGTCGCTAAAATGCAGAAGCAGAACGCACGGCTCAAGGATCCGTCAGATGCAACCGTTGAAGGCGGCATGCGGCGTGGTGTAAACGTCGGGAACATGAAGATCCTGAAGAAGCCCATGAAGATGCGTGGTGGCGGTGCCGCGACGAAGGGTCTGAGGATTTCGGAGAAGCAGGGCTAATATGTCCTTCACGTATGCACAACTCGTAGGCGCTATCCACGGCTACCTTCAGGTAGACTCGAACGGTATCTCGACCACCGATATGAACACCATCATTCGGCAGGCCGAGCAGCGCATCTACTATGATGTGCAGATCCCGGTCCTCAAGAAGAACGTGACGGGGAACATGACGGCGAACAATCGCTATCTCACGACCCCGTCCGACTATCTGGCGACCTACTCCATCGCCGTCAACAACAACGGCACATACGAGTATTTGCTCCCGAAGGAGGTTGCGTTTCTCCGTGAGGCGTATCCCTCTACATCGACGACCGGGGTTCCCCGCTACTACGCGATCTTCGACAACGACACCTTCCTGATCGGTCCTCCACCGGATTCATCTTATGAAGTCGAGCTTCACTACTTCTACGAACCGGCGTCCATTGTTGATCAGCCCACCGGCACATGGCTCAGCGAGAACGCCGAAAACGCTCTCCTTTATGCCTGCCTCTTCGAGGCGTACACGTACCTCAAGGGCGAGCAGGACCTCATTGGCCTGTATGCTGGGAAGTACAAGGAATCGCTTGAGGCCCTCAAGATGATCGGCGAAGGCCGAAACCGTTCCGACACGTACAGAAATTCTGAACCCCGCATCACGCCGAACTGATGAACAATGGATTTGGCTCCGTAGGAGCATTTGAGGTACGGACCACGCACGAGCGGGGTTTTACCGTTGAAGAGATTGCCGAAGACCTTCTGAACAAGCTCTTGTTCATTTCGTCGGAGGCCCACCCGGCAATACGAGATCAGGCGATGGCGTACAAGGACCGTATCCGTCCCGCGATCATCCACTACATGAAACAGGCTGTAAGGTCAGACCGTACAACTCTGGCGGCACAGCTAGGCAAGCAAGGCCATGAGGACATGGCCGCAATCATCAGGAGGCTCTAGTGGCAATTTCCACGGCTATGTGTACATCGTTCAAGTCGCAGCTTATGTCTGCGCTGCACGACTTCGACAACCCGGGCGGCAACACCTTCAAGATCGCCCTTTACACCTCGTCCGCCACGCTTGGCGCTTCGACGACGGCCTACAGCGCGACCAACGAGGTTACGGGCACCGGCTACAGCGCTGGCGGAAACACCCTTACATCGGTGTCTCCGACCACCTCCGGCACGACTGCCTATGTTGACTTTGCCGACACAACTTGGTCGTCTTCTACGATCACCGCCAACGGTGCCCTGATCTACAACGCCAATTCATCCAATGCGGCTGTTGTGACCTTGGCATTTGGCTCTGACAAGTCTTCGTCCAACGGCGACTTCGTGATCGTTTTCCCGACAGCCAACGCGACTGACGCCATCATCCGTATCGCCTAAGAGGTGGCCAAGTGACGGTCTCTCTGAAGCATGCGTTTACATCGAACGTCGCTGACAGCGGCGATGCGACACTTGTTCAGCCCTCCAACTGGAACGCTGAGCACAACCTCACGGCAAACGCGAACAGCCTTCTCGGCACTGTAACGGCGGGTAGTGTAACTGAAATCAGTTGCACTTCCGCTGGCCGTGATTTGCTTGATGATGCGGACGCAGCGGCGCAGCGAGCAACACTTGCTGCCGCTGGCACGGGTGTCACGAACACATTCACCGCCAACCAGATCGTCTCAGTCACCGACAACACGAACGCTGCTCTCCGCATCACCCAGCTTGGCACTGGCGAAGCTTTTCGTGTTGAAGACAGCACGAATCCAGACTCAACGCCATTTGTCATTAAGTCCGATGGCACAGTTGGCGTTGGAGATGCTTCCCCAACATGCGCTCTTGATGTAACCGGAGGCATTAAAACATCCAGAACGGCGGTTACATCTCCCGCCACAACAGATGGCAACATCTTCAGCGGGACGTATACCCCGACAGGAACTGCTTCAACAAACATAACTGCTGTAACAACATTCGCATCTCAGTACATGCGTGTCGGTAATGTCGTTACTGTCTCAGGATATGTCTCCGTTACAACGACTTCAGCATCAGGTACGTTTTCTGTATTTACTTTGACGTTGCCAATAGCAAGTAGCCTTGCTTCAGTAAGGGCTTGTTCGGGAACAGCAGTATCTGTTTCATCAACAGCGTCTCGTTCAACATACGCACAGGTTTATGGTGTGACTGCTACGGATGAAGTTGGGTTTAACTTCAACTGTAATTATGCTGGTGTAAACGCTTTTTACTACCACTTCACATACTTGGTGTCATGATGGAAAGAGAATCAATTACGTTTGATTATGCTAACGATGTGATCATCGTTACATTTGTGGATCAAACAACTAAAACATACACAAAAGATGACGCTAATCAGTATATTGCGGATTGGCCAGATAGAATGAGTGATATAATTGCAATGGGGTGGGTTTTGAAATCCGCGGAATAGAATTTCGCGCGGGCTGTACTCCAGTTTGCGCCCCCGAACTTGGTGAGCTAGATGGGCGCTTTCTACAAGAACGCATTTTACTACGAGGCATTTTTCACCGGATACCAGCAGGTATCCGTGACTGGTGTTAGCGCTACAGGCTCAGCCGGTAGCGTGACTGTATCGGCTAAGGCCAATGTTCCCGTCACTGGCGTTTCTGCCACCGGCAGCGCGGGTAGTGTTACGGTTTCCGGAAAGGCGAACGTAAGCGTAACTGGCGTCTCTGCCTCCGGAAGCGCTGGGAATGTAAACGTCCTCACGTCTTCCACGGTGTCCGTTACGGGCGTATCTGGTACGGGCCAAACAACTGCCCCAACAGTTTCCGCCTCCGCAAACATACCTGTTTCCGGGACATCTGCGACTGGGTCTTCCGGATCCGTGGAGGTCAACGGGGATGCGAATGTCCCTGTTTCTGGTCTGTCTGCGACCGGGTCCGTTGGTACGGTTAGTGTCCGAAGCGTAAACTACATCTATGTGGTCGGGGTTTCTGGGACCGGCTTTGCCGGTGATGTGGCGGTATCTGCCAGCGCGAATGTGGACGTTCAAGGATCCTCTGCTACGGGTGCCGTTGGAACCCCGGAGGTCCAGACAGATCAAGTCGTTGATGTAACCGGCGTCTCTGGCACAACAGCCGTAGGCAATGTTATAATCAACATAGGCGCTACGGTCGGTGTAAACGGCGTATCTGCCACGGGCTACGCTGGCTACGTCGTTGTAACCCTGAATTCCACGGTCAACGTCTCCGGCGTATCTGCCACCGGCTACGTGAACGGAAACGTCCTGATCTGGGGTCTTATTGACACTGATCAGACACCCAATTGGGGCACCATATCGGATGGTCAAACCCCGGGATGGACAGACATTTCAGGCGGTCAGACGCCGGGCTGGGCTTCCATAAGTACGCCCCAGACCCCGGGATGGACCCCGGTAAACGACTCAGACAACATAACTTGGACCGAGATAGCGGCATAAACCATGGCATCGACATACTCCACCAACCTTCGGCTTGAGCTTATCGGAACCGGCGACCAGCAGGGTACGTGGGGCAACACCACGAACAACAACCTCGGCACCCTCCTTGAAGAGGCTATCGGCGGATATGTGACGGTTGACGCCACGGCTGGTAACGTCACGCTTACCACGGTCAATGGCGCGTCTGATCAGTCGCGCAACATGGTCGTCAATGTGACTGGAACCCCGGGTGCGTCAAGGGATGTTATCTGCCCCGCCATCCGCAAGGTTTACATCGTCAAGAACTCTACCGACAGCAGCATCGTGTTCAAGACTGCCAGCCAGTCCCCGGGCATTACGGTGCCGGTCGGATCCACGGTGTTCACCTATGTAAACGGCACAGACGTTGTTAACGTCACGGGCAGCATTGCCTCACAGAACTCGAACAGCGTCAGCATCACTGGTGGCAGCATCACCGGCATTACAGATCTTGCTGTCGCTGACGGCGGCACCGGATCCTCTACTGCATCCGGCGCTAGGACAAACCTTGGCCTTGGTACGATATCCACGCAGAATTCTAACTCAGTTTCCATCACGGGCGGATCAATCACGGGCATTACAGATCTTGCCGTGGCAGACGGTGGAACCGGGGCTTCAACATTAACAGGATATGTCAAGGGTAACGGCACCAGCGCATTTACCGCATCCAGCACGATCCCGAGCACGGACATCTCAGGTCTCGGCACGCTTGCCACGCAGAGCGGCACATTCAGCGGCACAAGCTCCGGCACCAACACTGGCGATCAGAATATCTTCCAGACGATTGCTGTTGCTGGTCAGTCGAATGTGGTTGCGGACACAACATCGGACACCCTCACTCTGGTTGCTGGCTCCGGCATCACCCTAACGACGAACGCCACATCTGACTCAATCACCATTGCGGCAACAAGCGGTGGTGGTGGCACGGTTACATCCGTGGCCGTGTCTGGGGGAACGACCGGCCTTACGACAAGCGGTGGCCCGATCACGACATCCGGCACGATAACCATTGCCGGTACGCTCGGGGCCGCAAACGGTGGTACAGGCGCGACCACGCTGACTGGCTATGTAAAGGGTAACGGGACAAGCGCGTTTACGGCTTCAAGCACGATTCCAAACACGGATATCACCGGGCTTGGAACAATGTCAACGCAAAACGCGAACAATGTTGCGATTACTGGAGGGTATCTCCAGACATCAAGGACAAATGTCACATCCCCGGTGTCTACGGACGGGAACATTTTTAGCGGCACGTACACCCCGACACTCACGAACACAACAAACATCGCCTCAAGCACAGCCTTCCAGTGTCAATATATTCGGGTTGGAAATGTCGTGACCGTTTCGGGTCGAGTAACGATTGACCCAACATCGTCCGGAACGCTTACAGAATTGTCAATGACCCTTCCAGTAGATGCGGCTCTTGCGGATCAAGAAGAGCTTGCTGGGGTATTCGCTGGCTCCGGATCTGGAACCGGAAACTGCGGGAACATTAGAGCCGAAACCTCTACCGAGAACGCACTGTTCCAGTTCATACCAGATAGCGGTGCAAGCCGCACGTACTTCTTTACTCTGACCTATCTGCTATAGGAGCCGAAATGATCTACAGCGTGTCCTATAACTACGTGGACAAAATCATCACCGTTACCCTCTCGGATCGTACCCAGAAGGCGTACACCGAGGATATGAAGAGCCAGTATCTTTCGGACTTCCCGGACAGGCAGGCCGATATAGCCGCGATTGGGTGGTAAAATGATCGAAGAACTTGTCGCCCGCGTTTTCAAAACCCGCAATCAGGCGCATCTTGCCCACTGGAAAACCAAGTCCTATGCTGAGCATAAGGCGCTTGGATCTTTCTACGACAATGTGATCGACACCCTCGACAAGCTGGTCGAAGCATGTCAGGGCTCGAAAGGCATCATCGGCCACGTAGACCTCTCCTGCAAGGACGAGTCCGTGGACATCATCAAGTGCCTCACGGATGACGCCAACTGGATTTCCAAGTGCCGCGCCAAGATCGCCCACGGGGTCCCCGCCATTGAGAACATCGTTGACGAACTCGTCGCCGTGTACCTCTCCACGCTCTACAAGCTGAAGAACCTTTCATAGGGCATTAGATGCTCTCCAAGATCCAGATCAGGCCCGGCATTAACCGAGACATGACCAGCTACACCAACGTGGGTGGCTGGTATGACTCGGACTTTGTGCGTTTCCGAAACGGCCTGCCGGAGAAGATCGGTGGCTGGACGAGGCTGTACGAGGACCAAACCGCGCTTATCGGTGAGTGCCGGAAGCTGTATGAATGGTCGAGCCTTGTCGGCACAAACTATCTGGCATGCCCCACGAACATCAAGTTCTACGTGGACAACTCTACGGGCGTAATCGACATAACCCCACTGAGGAGGTCGGTGACGCTTGGATCAAACCCGATTGCCACATCCAACACGTCCAGCATCATCACGATAACGGACGTGAACCACGGGGTTGTGGTCGGCGACTACATCACCGTATCTGGGTCGTCGAATGTAAACGGCATAACCGCAGTCCAGATCAACAAGGAATTTCTCGTCTCAAGCGTTGTGAACGCAAACGCATACACTGTCACAACCACGGGCACCGCCACATCTACGGGGTCGGGTGGCGGATCTGGCGTTTCGGTTGCCTATCAATTCCACCCCGGTATTTCCGGCTCCACGAATTACGCTGGCTGGGGATCTGGCGGATGGGGCGGCAGCGTTGGCGCAACATTCACCGCCAGCATATCCGGCACGACAATGAATGTCACGGCCATATCTTCTGGCGTTATAACATTGGGCAACTCCGTAAATGGAACCGGGGTCACGGACAATACCATTGTGTCGGCCTTTGGCACCGGGACTGGCGGAACGGGCACATACACCGTGAGCCAGTCGCAGACCGTTTCATCCTCGACCCTGACATCTGGCTATGGCTGGGGTTACGGCCCCGACACGACAGTCACCACATACTACAGCGGCCTCTGGACCGTAGACAACTACGGCGAAGACATGATCGCCTGCCCGAGAAACCTTACCAACGGGTATCAGTTTGACTCAAATGCGGTTGGCACCAGCAACACCAGCAACACCATTACCATAACGCAGGTCAACCACGGCTTCTCGAATGGCAACGCCGTTATCATCGGTGGGCTGACAAGTGATATCGGCGGTGTGCCGGTTGCGCAGCTAAACGGGACGCACACAATATCCGTGGTAAACTCGAACGCATACACGTTCACCGTTGTGGCCAACGCATCATCGACAACGTCTGGCGGGTTCGGCGCTTACGTTTACATTTCCTCCATTATCTATTGGGATGTCACCGACACCAACGGCCCCGCCGTTAGCCTTAGCAACCTTGGGTCTGCATACGCCAAGCAATACATGCCGTATGTGGCGACGGAAATTCTAGTTTCGGACCAGAACCGTCAGGTCATTGCTCTTGGTTCAAACTCATTTGACGTGAACCAAGGGCAGGACAGGATGATTGTCCGCTGGTCCGACTCAAGCGATCCGACGAATTGGGACATCGCAGACACGACAAAGACAGCCGGTGAGACTAGGCTTTCTTCGGGGTCGTATATTGTGACGGCAATCCAAAACCGCGAGGAAATCCTGATATGGACGGATTCATCGCTTTTCTCGATGACCTACGTTGGCCCTCCGTATGGATACGGCTTCAACCTCGTTGGGGCGAACTTTGATATTGTAGGCCCGAACTCCAAGATTGTCACGGGTGCCGTGGCATACTGGATGGGGTCCAGCAACTTCTATATGTACGACGGTAAGGCGCAGGTCATGCCTTGCACGGTTAGGGACTACGTCTTCTCAGACCTTAGCATCCAAGACGGCGACAAGGTGTATTGCTCCTCTGATT